CCTTCGACCTGAAGGCTAATCCGCCACTTAACGTAATAACTCGCTGGCGGAAAGAAAGCGCGAGAATTATAGGCGGCGCAGATGCAGATAAGCCTGGGCTGGACTTGGATAATGAAAGCAGAAAAGCACGCCTTGATTCTGGAAGCGATCCCGACGATTGGACCTACGATCCCGACGCTGTGGACGCGATGGAAGAGGCGGGGAAGTGGGTCAGCACAGCCTTGTCTCCGGCGGCAACGATAGAGGGCAAGATGTTGGATGTGGACGTTTTTCTTGCTCGGAAAAAAGAGGGATCGCGACGCGCTTTCGCGACGCAGGGGACGGTGCACGGTGGAGGCATGAGGGCGGCGCGCAGCGAAATACACTTGGACCTTGAAGAGTATACTTACCGAAGTACGTCAACGGCAATACACGAATACGGACACACAATCGAGTATGACACCGTGGCGGGACATAAAGGCAGTGGCGCGTCTAACAGACTGCGAGAGTCGCGAAATCAACACATACAAGACATGAGTAACGACTTTATGAATTACCGAGCCGGTCCAGATGCCGAATATAAAACGATGCGCGAATGGGGCTTTGATTGGTATAAAGCATCAGAGACGCAACTGGCTAACGACGACAGATTCGCCGCGGCGCTCGACAATGCTCACGTGCGAACTTCGGGCAGTCCAGCATACGCACGGTCACGGGCATTTTACACGGGCAAGCGGTACGCGCATGGCAGCACTGAATTGGTGTCGATGGGATTAGAAGCGATGTGGGAAGATCCTCTCGGCTTTGTTACTCGCGACCCAGAATGGGCGAATTTTATCATGGGGATTTTAGACGGTGGATTTAAAAACAAGACACTTGGAGATTGGGAGTACGAATGATCGGACGCATTGAATTTCCGCGCTTTCCAGACGACGGCACCAAGCTGACCGCAACCTTAGAAGACGGAAAGAATTGGACGTGCAACGACAAGGAGGTGCAGGCGTTTCTTAACCGCAGGGCTCCGCCCGTAGGGGGGTATTTTCCAGCGGCGACGCAGCTGTATATCGGGCGGGACAACTTGCCTCCAGGCGCGAAGATCGTCGAAGAGACCGACCAGACCGTTGTGCCCGACCGAGTCTATTGACTTGACAGCATTGCGAAATAGAGCTACATAGTTAGACACGGGATTATCCCGTGTAACCCATAACCCACAGAGGGTCTATGGCATTAATGCCGTTATACGACAGCGCCGACGACGTACCGGAATCATTGCGAGATCATTACGAGGCCACCGATGACGGCCGCATGATGTTAGCAGTGGACTCCAAGGACGGAGTCGCGTTGGAAAATGTTACCGGTCTAAAAACAGCACTCGGCACGCAGAAAGCGAAAGCCGAGAAAGCCGAGCGCGCCTTGAAGGCGTACAAGGCTTTGGAGCACGAACCGGAAGAGATCTCCAGTATGCTCGAGGAGCTCGGCGAACTCAAGGACAGCTCTAACCAAACTCGATCAAACTCCGACCGCGTATCCCAACTTCAGGCCGAGGTTGAGAAGACGCGGACAGTTGCGCAGCGAGAGCGGGAAAAACAACTCGCGCCCATACAGGAAAAACTATCCGCGCGAACTGAGCAGCTCAAACAGGTTATGATCGACCAAGCTCTGACCGATGCAATTTCGACGGCGGGTGGCTCCGTGCCGCTCTTGTTGCGACCGCTTAAGGACGAGGTCCAGGCCGCAGAAAATGACCAAGGCGTTATTGAGGTGCAGATCGTCGACAGCGAGGGAATCCCGCGAGTAACGGGGGCCGACCTCAAGCCGATGACATTCGCCGAACTCGTCGCCGAGAAAAAGGCTGACGCTATATACGCCGGTGCGTTTGGTGCCAATGGATCGTCGGGGGGAGGATTACAGGCAACCGCAAACAACGGTTCGCCCGCGTCCCTAACTCCGGAAGTAATCGCAAACATGAGTCAGCGCGAATACGAGCGAGCGAGGGAGGCTGGGCAGCTATGAAATAAAAAAGGCAACAAAAAATGGCTAACACCTTCCTAACTCCGAGCGTTATCGGCCGCGAGGCTCTGATGATCCTGGAGAACAATTTGATCGCTACTGCCCTGTTTAACCGAGGCCAGACCTCGACATTTACAGGCGCGAAAGTTGGCGACACGATCAGCATTAGAAAACCTGCAAGTTTTACCGCGCAAGAATTCACATCGACCACCTCCACCCAAAACGCAACAGAAACATCCGTCAGTATGACACTCGAAAAACATTTCGATGTCACATTTGGCGTCACGTCGAAGGACTGGACTCTCGAGCTTGAAGATTTTTCGAAGCAGTTGGTCGAACCGGCCGTTGCTGCGATCGCTCAAGGGATCGACGCATATATCCTCGGAAAATACACGGGGATCTCAAGCTATGTCGGCACCGCGGGCGACCCGCCCGACTCAATCGCAGACTTGACTGCTGTCGACAAAAAACTGAACGACCAACAGGTGCCGGTCAGTGGCCGTATTGGCATCGTGGACAGCCAGGCGAAAGCGGACATGCTGGGCGTCAGTGCAGTATTCGAAGCCGACAAGCGCGGCGATGGTGGCCATGCGTTACGCGACGCGTCTCTCGGTCGCATACTGGGCATCGATTGGTACATGTCCCAAAACGTCGCGACTCACACTTCGGCGATGACATCGTATCTGATCAACTCTGCCAGCGTAGCCATTGGCGACACTACAGTCGCGATAGACACCGGATCGGGGACTCCCGTCGCTGGCGATTTGTTTACCGTCGCTGGAGACACTACGCAGTATGTGGTTGTTTCTGGCAGCACTACCTCACTTACATTTTCACCGTCCGCCGTAGTGGCGTGGGCTGACAACGCCGCAGTTACTGCCATAGCTACGCATCAAGCCAACGTCGCCGGCAATCCGAAAGGGTTGACTGTCGCGGTTGTTCCATTGGAGCTGCCGGCAGGTGCTGCACGGGCTGAGTATGTGAGCGATCGCAATCTGGGTATCCGTGTTGTATTTGATTACAACGCCAGCACCAAAACCGACACAATCAGTCTCGACGTGTTGTGCGGCGCAAAAGTGCAGCAACCCGATCTGCTCACTACCATTCTCGGATAGAAGTACCTCCCCTTTACTTGGTTGAGAGCAAGCGAACTTCCCCAGTTCGCTTGCTTTTCGCCAGTCTCTCAGCACGAGGTAGCAATGAACGAAGAAATTGAAACAGTCGAACTCCACAAGGGCGACGATAGCGTGGTCGTCAATGTGGGATCGCCTGCGGAAGACGAGTATTCGGCTCAGGGATTCAAGCCGAAAAAATCGCGGACCAAAAAAAAGACTGAGGCAACAGATGACAGAGGAAGCGACAGTGGAGGAGCAACTTCCGACGACGGAAGTAGTGGAAATTCGTTTCTCAAATCTGGAGCGGCACGCAGGTAGCACGATCGAGCTCGCCGACGAACGACTGCCGAGTTCGTCGTGGGATATGGGCGCGATCGAGTTGGTAGTCACGTCCGGAGAAACGCAAAGGCAGAGAATATTCGACCCCGAAATAATCGACGCCAGCAGTTGGGCGATCAGCACTAACGACGAGGACAGTTCGATCTTTATCGACGTCCCCGATGACCTTCCGCAATTCGCCGAATTGACGGCGCGTATAGAGGTGGGCTGATGGCGTTAGTTGTTGAGGACGGTACGGGCAAAAGCAACGCCGACAGTTTCATCTCGCAAGCTGACGCCGATACATACTTCACGGCTCACGATGCGCCGACTGCGTGGTCGGGATTATCCTCCGCGAAAAAAGACGCGGCGCTGTTGTATGCGTGCGTGACGCTCGATGGCAATTGGATTTGGGACGGCACGATCACAGTCACGACGCAGGCGCTGGGCTGGCCGCGCACGGGCGTAGAGGACGACGAGGGTCGAGACATAGACTCGGACGTCATACCGACAAGGGTTAAGAATGCACAGTGCGAACTCGCCCTGCTGCACACCTCAAGCCCGCTGAACTCCAACTACGATCGCGGCAACGCGATAAGCCGAGAAAAAGTCGGCCCGATAGAAACCTCCTATTTCGAAAGCGCAACAATGGAGCCGCGACTGCCGATCATAGATCGCATACTATGGGGACTCGGCGTGCGCCGCGCTCGCGTCATGGGTGAGATTTCTCGATCGTGAATCACGCGGCCAAAGCAACCAGCGCACTGGCGACGATCAAGAAAGTCGGGACTACGTTTACACTTTCAAAAATCACCGTCACGCCGAGCGGCAGCGAACCGTGGAAACAGGCGAGCTCGTCAACGGCCACCGAAACCGTCTATGGAATCCTGGAGGATTTCAGCGGCCGCGAACGCGATGGAACTATCGTGCGCGAACGCGATCGCCGCTATCTCGTTGCGGCCAGTGGCATAAGCGCCGCGCCCATACCTGGCGACGAGCTTACCGACGGCAGCGACCAGTTGCGCGTGCAGTCCGTGCAGACTATCCGGTCTGGATCAGTTGACGTGCTCCATTACCTTCATGCGAGGATATGATGGCAGTCGATCCTAATTCAGACTCGTACAAAAAATTTCACAGGGCGCTGGACGAAGCTCTTGACGAACTCCCTGAGCAAGCCAATGACATCAAGGCGTACGTCGCTCTCAATTTGCTCAATAGGATTGTTCAGAAAACTCCAGTAGACACCGGACGGGCTCGCGGCAATTGGCAGCTGTCATTGCGAACACCAGCGGAGGGCGAGGTCGCGAACGCCGAAGAGCAGACGCCCGCGTCGGTTGTGATCGAAGGAGAGAACGAGATCGCAAATGTTGCACCTGGAGAAACTATTTGGATTTCGAACAACTTACCGTACATCGGACGACTCGAAGAGGGGTGGAGTCAACAAGCGCCTCAAGGCATGGTCGCGCTGTCGCTGGCCGAGGTGTCGTCCGGCTTGGAATTAGAGTAGGAGTGTAACGGTGCCAGATTTTGCGGCCGCGTACAATCTCATCCTTGTGCAATTTAAAGCACAGATGGATAGCTCGCGGCCGAATGTACCAATCAGCTGGCCGAATATCGACTTCGACCCAGAGTCCGATTTCGATGCCAGCACAGACGATGCGTGGGCGCGTGTAACCGTGCAGGGGGGCGAAAAGTTGCAAGCTTCGCTCGGTGGCACTGGTAATCGCCGATGGCGACAGCCAGGACTTATCACGGTTCAGGTTTTTGTGACGATGTCGCAGGGCCTGCAAACAGCTCTCGATGTGGCCGACGATGTCGTATCCGCATTAGAGGGAGTCACTACCAGCGGTGTGAGGATAAAAGCCGCGAGCATTAACCCGATCGGGCGCGATGGGACGTTCTTTCAAACCAACGTGAGGACGCCTTTCGATTTTGACAATTTAGCGTAGGACAACAACAAGAGAAACGCCATGGCAGATGCAAATAAAGAACAACTGGCGTATTTAGCGGAGAGCACTTGGGGCACGACTCCAACGTCCGCGATGACCATTATCCCGTGGGTATCGGGGGCGATGGCGTCGGGATTGGACACAACGCGCTCCAATTCGCTTCGCACAGATGCGCAACTTTCCAGCTCGATTCAAACAGGATCGAGTCCCAGCGGAAATTTTGAATTTGAAATGACCGCGGACACGTACGACGACTTCCTGAAAAGCGTAATCCGCACAGACGCCGATTGGTCGACGTCTCCGACGTTCAGTGGCACCGGAGCAGTTACGTCGACGCAGTTTACCGGCACGGGAATTCACACGAACGTAGCCGTGGGCCAGTGGGTATATATAACCGCACCAACGGTGTCAGGTTTGGCCGCAGGCAATACTGGATGGTTCAAAGTCACCGCAGTGGCCACGGACGCAATCACTACAAGTCCAGCTCCGTCA